ACCCATTCTCATCCTAACATGGCTCAAATTCCAAGTAGTAATTCACCATACGGTGAGGAGTGCAGGTCTTGTTGGACAGTACCAGAAGGTTATAAACTGGTAGGCATTGATGCTTCTGGCTTAGAACTACGGATGCTTGCACACTATTTAAATGACGAGGGGTACACAAATGAAATCCTTAACGGAGACATACACACCACCAATCAAAATCTTGCAGGGCTTGAGTCAAGAAATCAGGCTAAAACTTTCATCTATGCCCTCTTATACGGAGCCGGAGATGCTAAGCTTGGGTCTGTGGCTAACAGAGGCAGAGCAGGTGGCAAAGGACTTAGACAACGCTTCTTTGATAACCTACCATCATTTAAAGCTCTTACAGACAGAGTACAAAGAGAAGCTAAAACAGGATACATTAAAGCACTGGACGGTAGACGCTTGACTGTTCGCTCAGAACACGCCGCCCTGAATACTTTGTTGCAAGGAGCCGGAGCAATTTCTATGAAGCAAGCTCTTATACTTCTACAGCACATGATAGTTCAGAATGGTTTGGATGCTAAGTTTGTAGCTAACGTCCACGATGAGTGGCAGATAGAAGTCAGAGAAGATCAGGCCGATGCTGTTGGTAAGCTAGGCGTAAGCTGTATTGTTAAAGCAGGCGAGATACTTAACTTAAACTGTCCCCTTGATGGGGATTACAACATCGGGAGTAATTGGAGTGAAACACATTAAAAACGAAGACCTTACACTTAAAAGAAAAGGCGATCTTGCTGAACACTATGCGATAGTGTGGCTTTGGAAACAAGGATATGAAGTGTTCCGAAACTGTGGCTCTACAGGGAAGGTTGATATGGTTGCTGTTAATCCATCGGGAGAAGTTATATTAATTGATGTGAAGACTTTAAACTATGCTTGTGGCTTAAACGGGAAAAATAAAAAGCCAAGAACACCCTGTCAAAAAGATGCAGGAATTGTTTTATTAGGATATAATCCAAATACAAACGAGTGCCGTTGGGTTAGACACCGCGATGGATCGAATTCTTCAAGATCAGGCAAACCATTTAAACGTAACCGTAGCTCAAACCAACTACAATTAGTAATTTAGCTCTCCTTACAGGAATAAGATCATGGAATTAAATACATTAGTACCTGACATCTACAAACACTTAGAAAGTTTATCAGATGGTGTGCCTCTGCCGCTGAGCGAAGCCGATATAGATAAGACAGTAGCTGATATGAGAGCAGCGTTAGTCTCTTGGGCAACACCTAGAGAAAGAGACAATAAGTTTACTGTTCGTATGTCTAACGTAGGTAAGCCTTCTCGTCAGTTGTGGTATGAGAAGCGTGACCCACAAGGTCGCGGAGGTATTGATGGGGCAACACAGATCAAGTTCCTGTACGGTCACTTGCTTGAAGAGATTGTGTTGATGCTTGTACGCATGGCAGGACATAAAGTTACAGACGAGCAGAAAGAAGTTAGGGTCGAAGGTGTTCTTGGACACATGGACTGCAAGATTAATGGCGAGGTTGTTGATGTTAAGACAGCTTCTCGCTTTGCATTCAATAAGTTTAAGGAGGGTCGCTTAGCACAAGATGATCCCTTCGGTTACTTGGGGCAGCTTGCAGGATACGAAGAGGCAGAGGGTACAGATCAAGGTGGCTTCTTGGTGTTAAACAAAGAGAGTGGGGAGCTATGTATGTATGTCCCCGATGATCTTGATAAGCCTAACATTAAAGCTAGGATCAATTCTCTTGTACCTGCTCTAGACCTTGAGACACCACCAGAGTTATGTTATGCTCCAATACCAGATGGCAAGAAAGGTAACATGAAGATTGCTAAAGGGTGTAACTGGTGTAAGTACAAGCACGAATGCTTCAAAGACTCTAATGATGGACAGGGTTTGAGAGCATTTAAATATTCAAACGGCATGACCTACTTAACTGAAGTCTTTGTCGAACCTAAAGTAGAAGAGTTTTTATGAATAGAAGAACAAGCAAACGCATCCGACACCACTCTGAATCCTTGTTAGTTTCTTGGATGAAGCAACTTCTAGAGAAAGAAGAAGCAGATAAGATAACTATAAAGACTTACAAGTCTTTTATGCCAAAACAAACACACTACATAGCACAGAGAACTATGTATTTAAATGCTTATCACCCGAAGTGGATTGCAAAAAAGATTAAACAACTCACTAAAATATTCCCCGACATCAAAATAGAAGATGTTAATCTGGAGATGATCACATGGAAAGTAAACCAACGCCCAATCAACTCTCTCTAGAGCAAATGATTATTGCGGTAGGCAGCTTCTTATATAACTCTGATTCGTGTATTACAGAAATAGATTCACAGTTCCTAAAAGACTTAGGTATGATTGTTGAGGCAGAGTTAGAGCGCAGGGAGGCGCAGATCCATTGAAAAAAGTTAAAAGGGGATACAGAAAAGCAAGAGTTGTGCGGCCAGTAGAAAAAGATGTAATGAAAGGCTATGATTCTGGTTGGGAATATGAGTTACACACTGGTATACTAGACAACTGGAGCTTCCACACTGACAAAGTTCCGTACACTATTGACCACAACTACCACCCAGATTTTCTTAGAGAGATAGGCGACAAGAAGATTTTACTTGAAGCCAAAGGAAGATTCTGGGACTACGCTGAGTTTAGTAAGTACATTTGGATAAGCAAAGCACTACCTGCCGACACTGAGTTAGTGTTTCTTTTTGCTAATCCCAGTGCGCCTATGCCTCAAGCCAAGCGTAGAAAAGATGGGACTAAACGTAGTCATGGTGAGTGGGCAAGTGCTAATGGTTTTACTTGGTACAGCGAGAATAGTATCCCAGACAGTTGGATCAATGTGAAAAACAAAGAGACTTTCGACTGATGGACGAATCCAACCGCAAAGATGAGAGGCGCGATAGTTTTCTCAGGAAGAAGAAGTTTAAAAAGATACAAGGTTCTTCCAAGTTAAAAGAAACTAGACGCAAAGAAAACAAAAACCTAACTAACGAGATAGCTTATGAACAAGAGACTAAATGATGTGGCTCCTAGCGAGTGGGACAAAGCCGCGCGTAGTAACATAACCCACGACATGACCACAGAGAAGGGTAGACAAGCAGCGTGGCAGGAACTAGCTCACGTAGGCTTAGAGGCTTGGATGCAACCTGATGGCTACGATACTGAGCAATACGATCTAGATGCTGACGATGAGACATATTCAGAAGTCTATAAAAAGCTAGTAGCTCAAGAGCAGGAAGAAAAAGAAGATTTAATTAACAGACCTTCGCACTACAACACAGGCAACATAGAATGTATAATGGCAATAGAAGAGTCTATGTCTTCTGAGTCTTACAGAGGTTATCTAAAAGGCAATGTCCTAAAGTACCTGTGGCGTTATCAGTACAAGGGCAACCCCAAGCAGGATATAGACAAGGCTATGTGGTATTTAAATCAGCTATCTAATGAAGTAGAATTAGACAGCATTAACTTAGAGGAAGAATAATGGATCAGTACCAACAGTTTATACACAAGAGCCGCTATGCGCGTTGGATACCAGAAGCAGGACGCAGAGAGTCGTGGCACGAAACAGTCAACAGGTACGTAGACTTCTGGAAAGATCGTGAACAGATAGATGAAAAGACGGCCTTAGAGTTATTTAATTCTATACACAATTTAGAAGTCATGCCGTCTATGCGTTGCATGATGACAGCAGGTAAGGCACTAGACAAAGACAATGTAGCAGGTTTTAACTGTAGTTACTTGCACATTGATTCGCCTCGTAGCTTTGATGAGTTGATGTATGTACTCATGTGTGGCACAGGCGTTGGCTTTAGCGTAGAGCGCAACTTCATTAACAAACTACCAGAGATCCCTGAAACATTCCATGAGACTGATAGCGTAATCATGGTAAGCGACAGCAAGATTGGTTGGGCATCAGCATTCCGCGAGTTAATTGCTATGCTGTATGCAGGTAAGATCCCTAAGTGGGATGTTAGTCGAGTGCGTGGTGCAGGTGAGAGACTCAAGACCTTTGGTGGTCGTGCTTCAGGCCCAGAGCCTTTGGTTGATCTGTTTAACTTTTGTATTGAGGTTTTTCTAAAAGCATATGGGCGCAAGCTAACATCTATTGATTGCCATGACATCGTTTGTAAGATTGCAGACATCGTGGTTGTTGGTGGCGTTAGACGTTCAGCACTCATAAGCTTATCTAATCTTTCTGATCAGCGCATGGCTAAAGCTAAGTCAGGTGACTGGTGGAGGAACGAAGGACACAGAGCGTTGGCTAACAACAGCGTAGCATATACTGAGAAGCCAGACTTTCAGGCGTTCTTAGCAGAGATGCAGAACATGTATGAGTCTAAAGCAGGTGAGCGTGGTATCTTTAGTAGAGTTGCAGCGCAGAAGATTGCAGGACGTAACGGTAGGCGTGATGCTGATCAGGACTTCGGAACTAATCCTTGCAGTGAAATCGTGTTACGTTCTAACCAGTTTTGCAACCTCTCCGAAGTTGTTATCCGCGAAGACGATACTCTCTCTTCCTTGAAGAAGAAGGTTGAGACTGCTGCAATTATTGGCACACTCCAAGCAACACTCACTGACTTCCGATACTTGCGTAGCATTTGGAAGAAGAACACTGAAGAAGAAGCATTGCTTGGCTTGAGCATGACAGGGATTATGGATCATCCGATCCTTGGGTATTCTTCTGACAAAACAAAAGAATGGCTAGAGGAGTTAAAAGAAGTTGCTATTAAAACGAATAAGATATGGGCTGAGAAGCTTGGGATTAGCCAGTCTGTCGCTATTACATGTGTCAAGCCTAGCGGTACTGTTTCTCAACTTGTCGATTCTGCTAGTGGTATTCATCCTCGCTTTTCTAAGCAATACATTCGCAGAGTCCGTTCAGACAAGAAAGACCCGCTTGCAGTCTTCATGGAAAATAAAGGATTTCCTGTAGAGCAGGACGTTATGTCTCCCGCCTCTTCAGTCTTTAGTTTCCCTGTCAAGGCCCCTGATCGTTCTGTTACTGTTGCACAAGTAGGTGCAATGCAACAGCTAGAGCTTTGGAAAACCTACCAGAATCATTGGTGTGAACATAAACCAAGCATAACAGTTTATTACACAGACGATGAGTTCCTCCAAGTAGCGCAGTGGATATGGGATAACTTTGAAATCTGCTCCGGTATTAGTTTGTTGCCAGTCAGTGACCATATTTATCAGCAAGCTCCGTATGAGGACATTAGTGTCGAGAAGTATGATGAGTTGTTAGCTGCCATGCCTCAAGGCGTTAGTTGGGAAGACTTAGAAAACTTTGAAATGGAAGACAACACTACAGGATCACAAGAGTTAGCGTGTACTGGTGGCGCATGTGAGATCGT